CCAGATCCCCACTCAAAGGGATTATTTCGACTGAAACCCTTGTTATCTTGAAAAATGCAGCGCAAACCCCAAGTCAATTGGCCGCCCGGTTTGCTCCACCAGCACTGGCCGCCCACCTTCAGATCCTTTCCGTCCCAGGCCCGCACGCTTCCAACCGAGGGAATCGCAAGCGAGGCATCGAAGTCAGGCATCAGGTCTTTCGGTTGCAGATACCAGTATTGTGTTCCTGGCCCATAGGTCGTGCTGCTTCCCATGCCAATAAATACGTCCAGCTTTACCAGCTTTCCAATCACGCTGGCCACTCCTGTTAGATCCCCATTGCCAATCTTGGGGTGTGCATCAGATGCGGCGCTCTTTTCCTTCCAGAGGATTGGAGTGTAGAATGGCGCTACGGGTGGCAGGCTTCCGCCGGGTGGTGGATCTGGCGGAGGATCCACCGAGGGTGGCTCGACAACCCCGTCCTCGATCGTCATCTTCCCGCTGAACGGCCCATCAAATACCAGACTGAAATCCACTTCCTTGCTCATGCTGCCTCCTGGCTCACGATTTCCTGCAAATCCACTCGCGGGTAGACGTCCAGCTGGCCACCTACGCCAGCGTTGAACACCTGCACGCCCAGCTCTTTGCAGCTCTTGTAGGCGATCTGATGGCCGTAACTTAACTTCCCGTTCGTCTGCTCCGCGTACTGCGCGGTCATCCCGATGTTGCTCCGTACTCCTTTGGCCCGGAACACGTATTCCGGGTGCATGTGATTGGGGTCAGGGCCGTCGTTGTCCATTTCGACGTAGCCTAAATCACAGCCAATCAGATAGATCGGATTGTAGCCGAGCATCACCGCGATTTGCATTCCGACCAAGAGCCCGCTGGCAAATTTGCAATAGGTCGGCAAATGCCACTCTGATGGCGCTTTCGGGCTCGTGTAGTTCCCCCCGATGTGTCCCAGCTTGTCGCACAGCTTCAGGAAATGCACGTTGTCCGGCTGGTGCTTCTCGCTTTGCAAAGTTTTCAAAGTCTTCTCACGCATGAACTGATCGATGTAAACCTCTTCGCCGGCCTCGATGTGACTGCGCACTTCCTGCATCACCATCGGAATCGGCAGTGTGGTCTGGAAGTCCACGAAGATAAAATGCGTCGGTCGCCACTTCCACAGGTCGTAACGCAGGTGGATCCGGTTCATGGCGAACGTGGTCTCTCCGATGAGAAGATCCATAGGCGTGTGCTGCAGACTCGGGCCGCATCCGACCACAAACGCGCGCCCGGCTCCTGTCCGCGGACTTGTCAACCCTTTCACGGATCCGTTCATTTATGCAGCTCCTTGTCGTGCAGCAGCTTCAAATGCGAGTGCAGGTCCACCAGCTTGGCCGGCAACCCCGCCAGCCCCATCGCCTTCTGTGCCGAACGGTAAGCCCAGGCGGTGACGTGCGGCCACACTCGTTGATTGGCCGGAACTTCTACCGCGAGTTGCCCGGTCACTAAAGGCTTGATCTGCCTTAGAAAGCTCATCGGGTCTGGGACGTGCTCCAGAACATGAAAGCATGTCACTAGGTCGAACGTCCCCTCGACCTCGCTCAGATCCCGGTATGCGCCGTAACCGCGTCCCCACAACCCCGGCTCTACTCCCACGCTCTCTTCGATGTCCAGCGCGTCCGCGTACAGGTCGATCATGGTTCCGATACTGCTCCCGATGTCCAGGTGACGCCTGGCCGGTCGTAGGTAGCGCAACCAGCTCTCGCCCCTCTGCCGTTCTGCATCCAGATCCAGCGGGGTTGGCCCGATCATATCTAGACGCTGTTTGTGTTGTGGGCTGGTTCTGTACATCTCCCGCCGGTACTCTCCGCTGGCGTAATATCTCGACAGCTCCTCGGTCGACGGCATCGGGTCCACCTGCGCGAAGTCGCACTCGTCGCACCGGAACCAGCGTGTGGTCCGTCGAAAGTGCTGAACTCCGTCGTAGCAGGTAGGCTCCCCACAAATCAGGCACTTGAGTTCATCCATGCTCGCTGCACTAAATTTCCCCGGTCATCACGGCGGCTAATTCGGGATCGTATATGGCCACCATCACGCCAGTCTTGGCCGTGGCTATTGATTCCTCCATCCCGGTCTTCCCCGATGCCTCGCCGTTGTACCCACCCGTTGTGGTTCCCACGTCCGCGTCCGCGTTGATGGACTGAATGATCTGCTGGATCTCGGGCAGCGTGTACCCGTCGATTGTTATCCCGGTTGTCATCAGCCGCTGCCTCCTGCGAGTCGTTGGACTATGATCTCGCTGAACTGGTTGCGGTCGGTCTTTATGGTAACGCCACTTTCGCTGAACGATACACCCACGATGTACGACGCGGTCGGGTCCTCAATTAGCGACGCGTACGACTTTCCCCGGGGCAGGTCGAACAGCACCCTGATCCATCGATCTGGCCGTACCTCATTGGGTTTTACTACTGCACCTTTAGAGTCCAGCAGAATTGTCTCCGGGTTCCAAATATCGAACGTGTACTCAACCAGTCGCCCGGTAGGTTCCAGCCAGCGGACGTACAGCTTTGGGCGCGTACTAGCAGTGGCGTGGTCCGAACTTCTGTAGTTGAGATACTCAGTACCCGTGGCGCCGCGTTGGTCTAGCCAGAACTTCATTCCGTAGTTGCCGACGTCGATCATCTTCTGGAACACGCCTATATTTAACGAGCAGTCTTGCCACGTACCAGTAGTGTGATGAGGAGTTCCAGTCCACAGGGCATCTGGATCATAATCCGTGCCACTTGTCTCGCACCCCACCGACCCCGCCCAGGCAGCAGAGCCATCAACAGTGTTCCATGTCACGCTTGCCTCAGCCCAAGCACTGTTCCCAGACTTGATGCGAGAGATTGTGGCTGATGCCGGGTTGGCGAAATACCCATCAAGGTAGAGTGAGAGAGTTGCCTCCTGAATTATCGAGCCGGCGGCGATAGGGGACAGGTCAAATTTAAGAAGGGCATCTTGATTGAGACTGGTTGCTTTACTTCCAACAACCAAGAGAGTGTTGGTCGCGTAGTTTGTGGTTGGCAGTTCTTCATTAATGTACGTGTCAAGTCCCGCCGCTGCCGCAGGTTGGATCGTCTGCTCAGGCATTTATCGCTCCGGCCTCTGGGCCTGCTTGTAGTAGAAGTCCCTGTTTCCGGTCACCCCAACCACCCACTTGTGGTACGCCCCGTCTCCAATTTGTGCTATGTTTTGCAAGATGCTTTTCGCGTACCGATCGGTGTCATATTCCTGCGGAACCTGCGTGGTGTTGGTGTCTACGGTCGTGCTGCGGATGTACTCACCCACATCAGTAATAATGGCGCTCACTACCGTTGAGGCATCGGTCTCTCCCGTCGATGCGGTCTGCTCGTAGGTGCGCCAACCAAGCGTGTGCCAGTACCCCAGGCACTTGATCTCTAAGCTACGTTGTCCCCGAGACCTCCCACCGATAGACAGGCTGCGTACGCCGGGTGAAGGCCAGCCTACCCAATCAAGCGTCTGCTGCGCAAAGTCATCTGCCACGCCGAGTGAGATCTTCCCGCCCACAAGCACCCGCTGCTTGATGCCGTACCGATCCTGACTGTCAGTGTTGTTAAGTGTGGTGCTTCGCAGGACGGTGCCCGACGGGTTATAGCGCACCCAAATCCTGTTCGCCATATCTGCCAGGTCTGCTTCTATGACCGCCGTCCCCGTGTCCAGCGTGACCTTGCTGATGAATCCCGTCCAGTCCTTGATCCCCTTCTCATTGTAGATCTCAACGTGCCTGACCATACCGTTTGAGAGCAGGTCACTGGCAAACGCTCGGGTGATGAGGTCAGGGTGGATGCTGAACGAAGCTGACCAGTCACCACCGAGATCCCGGTAGTCCATTCTGGGGCTAAGGATCTGCTGCCGGTCTAGCGTGAGCGAGTACTGCTCCCATGCCTTAACTGGATTAGCAGTGATGACGATTGATGAGATGGGCACGCTAGAGTACCAACCCCTCTAAAGCCGCGACTGCCTTTGTAATGCCCTGTCGCTTGATCTGCTCAGTGCGCACGATGCGGCGAGCAATTGCGCTGACCTGTTCTGCGAGATCCTCGGACGACTTGGTCACCGGGAGACTCACCGCCAGTGTTTGCAGAATGATTGCATCCCGCTGGATGTCGGCTGTTACCAGGATCGTCTTGCTCTCACCGTCGAGTTCCATCTGCACGTTGTTGATCGTGTACTTAGCCATAATTTAGTCTGCTCCTCTTAGTCCCATCCAGCGGTCAAGCCCGTAAAGCTCGGCCATCAAGCCCTGCCCAAGTGAGCTGACCATTGGCGGCGTGCCGAACGTGACCGGGTAGTTCATCATCAGGAAATAAAGACGTACAGCGGTGCTCGGCTCGACGGTGAGAGCTGGCCCGCCCCGGCTCCAAGTCTCAGCGGGCATCCAGGTTGGAGTCCCACTTCCAGACGGTCGAACCTGCTTGATGGTCCTGTTGGCAAGCACACCCCCGTCCATCTCGATCATGGAGGATCCCCGAAGGGCCGACGTGCCGTTCACACTGTCAGAGACGGGGTCGTCCAGCTCCACGCTCCACAGGTCCACCGGGATAAGCACTAAATCGCAGATGGACAGTGTTGATGTTCCCGTGGTGCGCTCAGCGTGCAGTTCAAAGTAGAGCTCACCAGAGGCCATCGAGTTGGCAAAGTCTCGCTCCGTAGTGGGGACAAACGGTATCTTGATATTTCCTAGATCCCACACTTCCCAAGTAATGTCGGTTGTGACAGACTTGACAATAGCAGTGTCGAATTTTGAGTCGGACGCCCCGACACCTTGGATGAGCGTACGCAGCTTGACCTGCACGTCTCCGGCGGCACCACCCGCCTGTCCGGCCCGCAGGAATACCCGGTACTCCCCGGTGTAGGGTCCAAGCATGTTGGTTCCGGTCCAACGAACACGACTGACCATGGTGGTGTCAGTCGCAAAGTCCACGCTCACGTAAGTACCCCGTGGGGCACCACTCCAGCCGGTACTTGTGGCGTCAGTCAGATCAGCGACGGCCCACCCCGTTATCCCCGTAATGTCCCCGGCGTTCAGGTGCGAGTGAAACCCCTCGGTCGCCTTTTTTGCCCCGATCAGGATGCGTGATATGTTGTCAAACCCCTCAGTCTCGTCGCCACCATCTGGACTGTACAGGCGTAGGTTGAGCAGTGGAGGAATGTCGCCGTTGAAGGCTGTGTACGGGATCTCGAAGTATGGCTTTCGAGCGGCATGGACGGGGAAGGTGTCCCCTCCCGCGGTGTTGACAGCAGGCGAGGTGGTCCACGTGGTCACTGCGGTCAGCTTGAGCCTGAACCAGCCAGCGGCCTGCCCGTTGATCGTAACCGTGGCCATATCCGATGGGGTGTCGATAAACAAGGTCCACTGCCCTACGGATTTGAACAGCGCGTCCTCGTCCCCCGCGGGGTAGATGGTGTACTCCGTCCCGTAGGTCAGCGCGGTCCACGCCCCGTTGTAGTACTCCAGTGTTATGTTGGCGCTGTACACGGCGGCGGTGGCTATGTCAAAGGTGATCACGTGCGGGGCGTACGGGTCCGTGCTCCCACCCAGGTACACGATATCGTTTATGGCCGGGGTACTGCCGGACACCTCCCACAGCGTCCACGAGTTTGACTCAGCGAAGTTCGAGGAGAACGCCGCGAGACTGTCGTCGTAGTTGTAGATGTACGACAGGTCGATGTCGTCCTCGTAGTTCGCCACCGGCAGCATCGTCGGGGTCGAGGGACCACGGGACCAGCGGCAGTCGTCCATGTAGAACGTGCCCAATGTTCCAGCGTCTACGAGGAAGAACGCCCCAAAATTTGCGGAATTGAAATCACGCGCGTCATTATCTATGCTGGAGATGGTCTCTTTAGATACCCCATCAATGATCAGCTCCAGACTACCGTTATTCGTCCCCGCAGATAAGGACATACACCACACAAGTCGAATGTGGTGCCAATCATCGGTAATGGTATATTTAGAGGTGCTAGTTGTTGTCCCTCCGTCGGTATATATATTCCCGTTAAGCTGATAATTTGACCCATCAAAACTTAGGCTACAAAAGAACGTCCAGCCAGCTGTTCCTAAACCCATGAAGCACACGAAGCTATCATTAGTTGCCATGGTAAGGGAGTTTGGATCTATCCAGGTTTCAGCGATTACCACCTTCGAGGTCCTGCCTGTAAGACTGCCAAACCCCCGATCAGCCGCCGCCCCAAGGGTGACCTTGAAGCCGTAGTCACCGCGCTTCTTGGCCGCCGTGTCTGCCGCAAACGCCCCACTCCCCAAGGTGGTCACGCTGTCAAACTCACTCGTGTCGCCCGTCTCAGCCAGTGCCTCCTGCGCCCACATCGGGTTCAGGGTCACGGCCGTCGGCAGCACGCCTGGGACGCCCGACTGCCAGGCGAAGCGCTGGATGGTCACCGTCACCGGGGTCCACAGGTCGTTCTGGTCAAACTGGTAGTCCCAGAAGTCCGGCCCACTAACCTCAGGGCACCTGTAGACCAGCGCGTACCTGACGCTCGTCTCCCCGGAGGTCTGCGCCGTGATGTAGACCGGCTTGTACTGCGTTGGCGAGATGTGGTAGCGCCAGGCGTCCCGCAGGAGTCGCAGGAACGTCTGGAGCTGTGAGGCGGCGTTGTCGTCGCTCGACGCCTTGAGCTTGAGCGTGTACCGCTCCACGAGGATCATCGAGTCGAGGTCGCCCGGCACCGGGTCGAACATGCTCGGGTCCATCACGTGCCTGGTGCGCCTGGACTCGAGCAGCTGAAGACCGGTCGTCCCGGTGGCCAGCAGGTCCACGGTGTTGTTGCCGTCACTGATCGTCAGTTGAGCTGCCATCCTACAGTCCCGCCCACTCCTTCATTAGGGTGTCGAACGTTCGCAAGTCAAGCGTGTTGTTGATGTTCACCTCTCCAATTTCAAGTCGGCTACCTTGCGGCTCGCTTTGCACTTGCGTCCGCTGCTGCTCCCGCGTACGCACGATAACCTCCTCGCCACTGGAGACCCCGACCCTGAAATTGTCCTGATAGTAGCCCGGTGGCACGACTCCCTGTAATCCGCGCTGGCCAACCACCCCGCCACCACCTGGCGTGACAAGCTGCCCAGCCCCCTGCGCAATTTCCTCCGGGGTGAAAGGCAAGACTCCGCCACCCCCACTAGGTAATCCAGTCACCCGGTAGCGAAGCTCGATATCGACAATCGTACCGTCCATTCTGTTGAGCCCACTCCACAGGCCGAGCAGCATCTCGATGTATTTATCGCCATCTAACTTTCCGCTTCCCAGCGCCCCGGTCAACAAGAGGATCTGCGTCATAGCATCCGATCCAGCTTCATCCACCAAGCCAAGCTCCAACGCAAGCGCACCTAACGCTCCCGCCTGTACTTCAAGAGCGGCCTGAAGCTCCGGCCCCTCTAAACCAACAGTGAGCTGACTCAGCGCCCGCTGAGCCATGTTGAAGATGATGTTGGCGGTGTTCTTTTTCCAGGCCTCACTCTCCGCCACAACGGCTTCGTTGACCTTCCCCAGTTCTACGCGCATATCGGATAGCTCTTGCTTCTGGTCATCCGTCAGCCACTTCTGGCCGCTCAGCTCCTGAATGCCGTCGATCAGCTCCCCCTGCCGATCGCGCAGGTCTCCCACGCGGTCAGAATGATCCTCGAATGCCTCCGTGACATTCACGCCCATGACGAAGCTGAGGTCATCCAGTTCCTGCTTTAGCCGATCCGCAGTATCCGCAAAGCCCTCTAGTTGCCCCTCGGCCAAACCCTCTACCGTTGTAGCACGGTCCAATGCAGTTCTCCAGCCATCTATCGCGCCCTCGGCCTTCTGCATGGCCGTGTAAGTCTCATTACCAAAGAAATTGATATCCAGCGCGGCCGCCACCGCTTCCTCGCCGCCCTCCCGCATCAGCCGGTTGAACTTCGCCGAGCCCAGATTGAAGGCTCCTACATCCCGGATCACGCGCCGCATTTCCTTGTCGTAGAACTGGAAGCTCACACCCTCCTTGCGGAGTTCCCTCTCATGCTCTTTCGTGAGATCGATCAGCGTCTTTCGCTTATCGTTCAGGTCCACTATGAACGTGACCAACATCCCGATAGCTAACGCCAGCGCTATCACCGCCGTAGCCGCTATCGCTGCCACCGCGAGCGCGCCTAGTGCTGGGGCCAGATTCCCCAGAAATCTTGTCGCCGACCCAGCGGCCACACCCACTGTATTAATGTTCGCTCCCAGGCTAAAAAACACGTTACCCACCGCACTCATGCTGCTGATAAAACCTGGGGCTTGGCTGGCCAGGATCAGCATCGGACCGAGTATCCCGGCAAGGGCTGTGCCGGCCGCGATGCTGTACCCGATCATCTTCTGGATCTCCGGGTTGAGGCTGTTGAACGCCTTGAAGGCCGCTGATACCATATCGACTAGAAAAGCCATCACGGGCAAGAAGCCCTCGCCCAACGCCTTCTGCGCTTCCTCAGACAGCCGAGCGACGGAGAGCATCGCCTTATAGGAACTATCCATCGCCGCCTCGTAGCTACCGGCAATAGTCTTGCCCTCCTCTAGCACTTCATTGAGCGCAATCTGCTTCTTGGTCGCGACATCAATCTCTTCAACTGCGACACCCATCGTCTTGGCGTATTCGCCGTAGGCCCGCTCAAGGTTAAGGGTTAGTCCCATCGTCTTGAGTACCAGCGGGTTGAGTGTCTCAATGCCGTAGACTATTCGATCAAATGCTTCCGAGGAGTTGATGAACGCGGGCACAGCCGCGTCCTGGGCCAGCCGCGCCAGCTGGGTAGCTTTTTCCAGGTCAATTTCCGCGCCGATGAGACCGATGAGTCCCCTGCGAGCAGATTGGGTTGTAATACCCATATCCCGCACGCCCTTTTCAAAGTCCGCCATCTCATCAGTGCTGTAGCCGGCATTTTTTCCGACCTGGTTCATCACCACGCCGAGGGTTTCTACGCGCGCCGCTAGCAGGGTGGCCTTAACGATGAGCGCCCCGCCAGCCAACGCAAGTCCAGTCAGGGCCATGCCCACATTGCGCATCGCGCGGTTGGCCGTCTCGAACTCTTTCGCTACCTTGCTCGCGCTCCGGCGCCCGTTCCGCTCGAATTCCTGGAACGCTTTCGCGGTTTCGTTCTTGGCCGTCAGGCGTATGCCAGCTTCAATTGCCATGTTTTCTCAATGTGTCCCGCATGTTCTCGATTGCATTAATCAGATCCTGTTGACTTGGACTCAACTGTTCCAGATCGACCGCGTACTGACGAAAGGCCTCGAACACAAAAAGACTCTCGGCCGCGTGCTTCAATTCCAGGCTCGCCTCGTCCAGGTCCTCGGGCAGCTTCTTCCAGCCAATGTTCCGGCAGACAAAGGCCCGCTCCAATATATATGGTTCCCATACCGGTCGACCATCATCCGGTGTCAGGGTCACCCGCTTGTCGGTGCGCTCGCCATCCGCGTCTATGATGGTCTCGGTCAGGTGGCCGTACTGACCGTAGTCCGCGACGGCGATTACGCGTTTGGGCCGAGTGCGCTCGCCACAGAATAAGCAGTCCGGTAAGCCGCCCAGATGAAGCCCGCCAGATACCCGTCCAGATCGTCCATCGCCTCGGAGTAGCTGGCCTCCAGCCGCCCTTCGGCCCTCGTTCGCTCCCGGCTGTCCGACGGCAAGTCATCCAGCTGCTTACGCATTTCCTTGGGCTTGAAATACACCGGCTCCCCGTCCACCGTGAACTTCCAGTCCAGAATACGCTTGCAGACGATCTCGGCTAGCTTGCTGGTACTCAGGGCTTCTTCGTAAAGCCGCAGGTCCTTGAAGCGCCATCCCTTGCGCTGAAACTCCACGTACTCGCCAGCATGGACTTCCTGGTCCTCGACGTCGATCCGGATTGGGCCGCCTTTTTCAGCATTCGCCGCGATCCGCTGCGCCTGTTCGACAAGCGTTGCAGCCACCTGCTGCACGTCGCCGGGTCCGATCGGTCCCAGCTCGGCTATGGCTTCGACGTCCGGCTTCACGGCATTGCTTGAGGCTTCTTTCGTTTCATCGCTCATGTAAGACTCCTTTGCTCCCGCATGGTATACTGATCGTTATGAAGATTTGCACCAAATGCAGCATCAACCTTCCATCTAGCGAATTCAATCGCTCATCCCGAAACAAGAGCGGCCTGAACTCATGGTGTCGAAGTTGCCAACACGCGGATTACGCACGGTATACGCAATCTTCTAAAGGTAAACAAACCAAACGCACTTATCAGCAAAGCGAGCGAGGCAAGCAGGTCATGCGCCAAGCAGATCAAAAGCGTAACCCTACGGCTCACCGACGTCGCTACAAACGTGCTTACATGCGTCAACGCCGAGCCACGCTCCCTAGTCAACGCATAAAGGATCGTGCGCGCAACACCGTGAATAACGCCATCAAGCGCGATGGTTTTCAACGTGGTGAACAATGCGAAAAATCCCTCGAAGGGGGCTGCTCTGGCAAACTGCTCGCCCATCACGACGACTATTCCAAGCCTCTCGAAGTCCGTTGGCTCTGTTCAGCACACGACTACCAAGCCCATCACTAAACGACTCCCCACGTTGCGGCCGTGCTACCGCTCGGACGGAAGCTGGCTGTCAGCTTAAGTCCGCCCTGCGGCGTGCCGCTGACATTCATCTTCTGGCACCAGAACTCGCCCTCGAACTGCGGGTCGCCCGTTGTCGGTGCAGCTCCCTGTCCCACCGCTACAGTTAGCGTCTTGGCTCCTTTTCCCTTAATGCCTTTGAGCACAGTGAAGAGTCCAGTCGTAGCCGCCGGGTTGAAGTTCCCGGCGATCTCCACGTTGAAGGCCGGCATCCCAGCGATGCTGTTGACGGAGCCATCGCTGAATCCGGTTACATCCAGCTCGCCATACTCATCTGGAATGTCGATGCTCTCGACGTCGCCGCTCACGCCCTGCGGCGCGTCGGCACTGTCATCGATTGTCACCGTCAGGTATTGCCCACTCAGTTTTGCCATTTCAATCCTCCTGTCTACGTATTGGTGAAGACGATTGCGAAGCCGAAGCTGTCTCCGGCCGCGCCGGTGCGGGTCACCACCACCCGCCAGTAACGGTCCAGGCTGGTCGCGTCAACCTTGCGCTCGCTGGTCCGCGAAGAGCCATCCGCAGTGAACGTGATATAGGTCGCCCAGGTGGAATTGTTCGCGCTGTCCTCGATCACGATGGAATAGGTGTCGGTAGCTGCCGGGGTGAAGACCTGCAAATAACCTGTCCCACCACCCGAGTAAGGTCCGCTCACGCTGTCGTGCGAGGTAGTCGTGGTCGTGTTCGTGACCGTCTGGTTAGCCAGCACCGTGCAGAGATCTGGCCGAAAAGCCGCGCCACCTTCGGGCTTGAAGTTCGCCGTCAGCACCAGCTTCTCCTGCGGCGTTCCGCTGAGATTGATCTGGAACTGCTCGGCGGCCGCCGCCAAGGCCTCGTTTCCCAGCGTAGGTACGGCCCCATCCCCGAACATAACCAGTAAGTGCTGGTTTGTATGCGTGGCCGGACTCTTCAGTGCATCCCAGCTACTATTCGTAGCTGGATCCATGAAGGCCGTCACGCTACCCTCGAACGTCGGTAGTCCGGCCTGTGAGTTCTCGCTTCCATCCTGGAAGGCGGTTGCGTCCTCCTGGAGGTACTCAATCGATAGATCGAACTGCCGCGCCCGACCGCTAATGTCGTAGCCTGCGAACAGCACCGCGCAGTATTGCCCGCTAAGTTTCGCCATCTTCGTCAGCCTCCTTGCCCAGGTCCACGATCACGCCCTTCTTGATCCAGTGGTCGCGCGTTCTCACATCAATTCCGGCTCGCCTTAATCCATCCGCGCTGAACTTCTTGCCGGCCTTGTGCGGGGTTCCCATCGGGTCTTTCTCCGCGTCCTTCACGATATGAATGTCCCTTGCCAGCTGATAACGTTTGTCATCTGCCATATTTAGACAACCTCCTTCAAGATCTGCTGCAGCTCCACGTAATGCACCAGCACATCGCTGAACATACGGAAGTCGAAGCGCCCGCTGGTCACCGGTGGACCGTAGAAGTTCCCGTTAGCCCCGTCCTCTCGATTGCTGCTGTGCAACGTTGCCGCCGCGTCCAGGTTTGCCATTAATGCCATCGTCAGCGTAACGAATGTCTTCTCACTGGCGCTGTCATCGTCCACCGCCAAGTAGCCGCGCAGCCGATAGTCGTAGTTCACTTCCACCGTCCCGGCTGCACCAGGACCTCCAAATGTCTCCTGCTCGTGCGGCTCGATGCTCGCCAGACTGATGTTCCATCCCCGCAGCTGTGGCACCACCGGATCGGTTCCAATGTCGGCCTGATAGATCGCCTTCAGGTCGTCCCAGTCGTCCGCGAACCTCTCGTAATCGTGCGTGGACCCGATGTTCGTCACCGCGTCCAGCACAGTCTTGATCGCGGCTCGGGCCAGGTCCTCGTGATAGGTAACAGCCATTCAGCGCACCACTTCCGGGAAGCGCTTCACGGCCTTTACCGGCACATCGCGCCAGATCTTCTCTACTTTCCGCTTTCCGCCCTCGTTCCAGGCGCGCTTGAACATGTACGCACCCTTGGTTCCCCGCTGGCCAATCTTCCGGCGCACCAGAAAGGTCGTATCTTGAAGAGCCTGCCCGCTCAAGCCGAACTTCCGCATCACCCACAGCTGGATCGGACCCTCTGGCGGCCACTTTCCTGGCCGACGTCCGAACTCAACATAATTGGCGTATACGTTCGGACTCGTGCCTGACAGCTGCATTTTCCCGGCTGCCGTCAAGCCTTCCAGCACACTCGCCGGACGCCCGCGCACCTCGAATCCCGTCGGGAACTGGATGCTGCTTCGCAGGATCCCGAAGTTCACCGGCGTACGTGCGCTCACCATCGTCGTCAGCAGCATGCCGCTCTCGCTCATGGCATTGTCGATTTCTTCTTCAACGATCCCTCGCATGGCTGGCACCGCGTCCATCAGCTGCACGACTTCCCGCATGTCGATCTGAAAAGTGATCGCTTCGCCAGCCACTTATCGCGTCCTCTTCGGGTGGAACAGGAAGCCTCCTCCGTAGGGCGGCTCGGCATCTATGTCAATCACGGATGCGCTCGGAAGCGTGATCGCTTCCTTCCCGATTCCCAGTGTCCGGCTGTAATACTTGCGGTAGCGGGTAGCCTGCGAACGGTAGAAATCACCCTGTCTACTTCTGTCAGCTACATCCGCGTTGAGCGTGCTTGATCTCTTTTGCCCGAATTTGCTTGCGATGCGTTCGCAGCACAGGCTGGCCGCCAGATAGCAAAGCGCCTCGAAGTGCTCTACCGGTGTATCGATAGACGGGATTCCGCCCCGCACCCATTCGTAGGGCTCGCTGATATTGGCCCGTATGGTCTCGGTCGTAGATGGCCTGTGAGCCAGGAAGCGCAGCCACAAACCCTCATCGGTGTGATATGTATCCCATTCGTCATCTTCCAATCTATTGGGCGCTTCATCGCTGCTAACCGTCGCCGCCGGATATTCCACTTCCAGCGGCACACCCATCAAGCTGCGCCAGCCCGGTGTGGCGGCCGTCACTTCCAATATCCCAGCGCTGGCCGTGCCGTAGGCCGTCCATGTAGATCCGTCGTAGGTGCTTACGTCGTTGGTCACGCTGCTCTGATCCACTCCCAAAATGACTTCGGTTGTGCCGTCCACGTAGTCATAACCTGAGGCGGAACCTAAAACCGCGTGGTAGGTTCCGGCCGGCAATGTCACCGGATCCACCAGATTGAAATGCACCTTGGCGTCACGGTTTTCAGGTGCGCCTTCGTCGCCGTCGATATCGACTTGCTCGGCATCTGCGATCTTGGCATCCGGCAAGGCGCTGGTGTTGGTGTAGAGCTCGCCCGTGAGTTCGCCTTCTACAGTTGCACCCGTCCGGCGCAGATAAAAGGCAAAGCCCCGAATGGTCATTGTCCTGAGAGTCGCAAAGGAAATGCTCAGCTTCTGATCCGCTCCCGCCGCACTATCCGTCAGGTCGATGCCTGCGTCACGGCTGCTCTCTGCTACGTTTACTGTCTTCCCAAACAGCAGGTAGTAGGCGCCAGCATCCCCCACGAACTCCACCGCCGTCCGGCGCGGCATATCGCCGTTGTACTCCTGCACGGCTTCCTCGATTGCTGCATCTCGATCCAGCGGCGGCAGCGTCGTATCGCTGATGCCTTGCAACAAAGAGTCCACGCGTGCGTTGAACGTACTCAGCAGTGTGCGTATGGCCATGAGTTAGTCGTAGGCCAGATCAGCGGTTGGGGACGTACCGGTAAAGGCGATGTGAATGCCCGTCCCGAAGCTCACCCCACCCTTTGGCGCGTAGCGGTCGTTGCTATTGGCTACTGCCGCCAACTTGGCGATGACCGTCCCGCTGGCGGCGGTGTTGTCGTACACGGTCGCGGTTGCGGCATCCGCCCCCGCCGCGAGGTGAACTTCATGCAGCACACCTGGCCCAGACTTGACCGTCGCCGCGGTAGCCGCGTGGTTGTAGGTATGGGTTGTCATCTACACTCCTAATGAAACGTGGGCGCAGCCGCAGCCGACAGCGCCCACGTATCCTCGTCTTTATGTTGTTCAAATCAGTCGGTTGCCCGTATGGCTTTCAGCGTTCCTTTGCCGAGCCCTGCGATCTCCAGCAGATCCTCGTCTTCAGCATCTGCCACCGCGCCCAGACTGGCGTAGCCAGCATCAATCAACAGCCCACCGACCTTTTCGCCGTAGGCATTGATGACCTCGCTGCGGGTCGGACTCGCGGCTTCATTTTCCAGCTCGGCGATGGCGTCGGCCTCCAGCTTTTTCCTGATCGCCACGATCAGCTTCACCTGATTTGGTCGTCCGCCTTGCGGAGCCACACCGGCTTCCTCGGCCACTGCTTTCAGCTGGTTCATGTCCAGCATTTCCAGCGTAGGTTCGACTTCACCCGCAGCTACGGCGAGCTCTAAATCGCTGGCATTGAAGTTCTTGACACCCGCGATGCCGAAATCCACCAGCGCCTTCTGCCGACCGTCTCCAGCATGGTCTTTGTACGCATAAGAGCGGATCACTGTCCCGCCCTTCATGCTCTCGCCACAGAAGGCCGCCAGCGCGTTCAGCTGATCTTTGCTCAGGCTCTTTTCATCGCTCATAGGGACTCTCCTACTCGGAGATGTAGCCCCACAAAGTGATCTCGCCTGTGACGGTCGGGGTCGTGCCGCCGGTCAGGTTCAGGTCGAGTTCGATGGCGCTCCCAGCCTCAAAGCGAACCTGCGTCGCCAGCGTGGTGATGCCGTCGGTAGCGATGCTGTGCGCCACGACCGCGTCCGTTCCGTCGTCCTGAACATCGATCGTGGCTACTGTCACCGACCCACCGGCGATCGTTACAAAACTGCCGATGTCGGTCAGCAGGAAAGCCGATTTGACGTAGATACCCGCCACACCATCGGCGGCCGCGTCGGCGTTCAGGTGGAACTGCAGCGGAACTAATCGTTCGTTCATGGTTATTCCCTCCAGGTTGCTAGGGAGCCAGCCCTGTAGCCAGCTCCCTTCGATTGATTCGGTTCTTCAGACCTAGACATTATTTTTATGTAAAGGTCTGAAATCTCCCACAGGCGCACAGTCATACGTTGAGCTGAAGCGCTGACCGAACATGCGCACCTTGTAGCGCAGCTCGTCGTTGGTGAACATCGCTCCAGAGCGCTGATCGTCGGCTGAGAACAGTTCCGGAGTTCGCCGACCACGCAGCCAGATGAGGAAGATCGCTGGGAACTGCATTGGATCTGCTACCAGAGCCCAGTTATTCACATCGGTCCACTCTGGAACTACGACGGTCTGGAAGCTATTGCGCAGCGTATTAGCGGTCTGCATCTCGCCGCCGCTGGTTGCTCCTCCATCTTCACCGGGCACCAGCTGGCTCAAGCGGATTTGCTCGGCCACGTTTTCGATGTCGGCCGGGACCAGCAAGAACTTCGGGCTGATGTTAAGCCGCTTGCCGTTGCCCAGAGTCTGGTCGGTCTGTATCCGCATAGCGGTGCGTGCGGCGATGTAGGCCGAGTAGCTCAGGGCCGTGGTCAGCAGGTTGACATGCCCGCCTGCGCTGCCGATTGCGGTGGCGTTGAACAACGCACCCGAGTCCGCCAGCACCGGTCCAGCATCCGAGTTCGTGGTGAAGACGTTGCTGACCAGCCCAGAGATTTCGTTGTACCAGGCGTTTGCGAGATTTCGAGGGATCTGGCGCACGACGTTGATCTTGTCCCGCAGGAAGGTCTCCAGCGTCACCCCGATGTATCCACCGCGCTTCACGAACGATGCAGTTTCCTCTTCATCCGCCCAACTGAGCTCGGTGTAGGCATCACCTTCGGCCATCGTATTCAGTCCGCCGATCCCATACGTGCGGACCAGAGTCGCGTCATCCAGTGTGTCTACGTCCTCCTGGGTCACGAGAGGCTCCCACCAGCGGAGACGCACCGAATAGTCGGCTGCCACAAGCAGGTTCACCGCGTTCTTCACGATGCTCGAAACGGAGCTTGTGGTGACTGCGGCTTCGGTCAGGCGCTGGTTGCGCATCTTGCCGTCGATGGCCGCGTCTACGTCTCCCATCAGATCGTTGAACCACTCGCTCAATCGAACTGGCTTCGGGAAGGCTGGCATACCAGCTTCCACGTAGCGACCAACGGCTTCGCTGAATCGCTGAGGTGCGTAGGGATCCTGCTCTTCATCCGACTTGCCCTGCTGTTCTTTGGCCGTAGTCACGATCTTGCCAAAGCCAGTCGGACCCGCCATCAAGCGCAGGAACGCCATCTCGTACTCATCCCAGGCCGTCACCGGACTTACGCTGATGTTGTGTCCCTCGGGAATGCGAACCTCGCCGCTCTTGCTCAGGGCGCTCAGCATTTCCCGATGGCTCTTGATCGCGGCTTCGAGGTCCTTCGGCTCGTACACCGAGTCCTTGAACTGCCCCGCAATCACGTTCCGAGCAGGCTTCGGAAGCCCGCTCTCGGCCAGAGTTTCCGCAAGGTTGCTCTGTGAGGCCTTGAGCGCCAATTCCTTCTCCAGCTTGGCAGCCCTTTTCGCAGTTGCCTGCGCTTCCTTGGCGGCCTTCTCAGCGCGTGCGACCGCATCCTTCACAACCTGAGGAGTCTTGTCGTCAACATCCTCTTCAGGATCGTCGCCATCCTTCGCGTCGATGAAGCGCTGCACGTCCGCCTCGGTGATCTCGCCGTCGTCGCCGCTGCCTTCGATCTCAACCTCGGACAGGTCGATCTCGTTTTCCTTGGCCAGCGCAACGGCTGCTTCGGTGGCCTTGATCTCATCCTCTTCAGGATCGTCCTCGGCCTCGAGCGCCTCTAAGCGCTCAGTGAGCGGGGTCAGCTTCTCTTCCAGTGCATCCCCCACCATTTTCAAGAGTTCTTTCGGATCCATATCCATTACCTCCTTGTACGGTGTCTGTGCTGCGATCAGGCGCGCCAGCCGTCCGCCGGCTGCCGGATCCGCGACCACGTCCACAGAAAGGGCCTTGGTGATCTTCTCGACCACCTGCATGCTCGCCCCTCCCAGCGCCTTGATCGCTCGGGTTGCTCCATCGCCCAGTGCGTCGATACTGAGTCCGATTGAATCGAGCACTTCGGCGTCGTATGCTTCCACAAGTTTCTTTCGCAGCTTTGCGTCAATGACTTTCAGCGTGCCTTTCACGGCGTTGGCCGCACTGTCCCAAAACGGCTTGATGATGACCCCCACCCACTCTTCTTTGATCGAGCGCATTCCCTGCTTTGCCTCGAACTCTTCGTCGGTGAGGTGGTTGTCATAAACCTTGACACCCTCAAATAGCGGCACGCTTTTCTTGAGGCCGTCCGCCGAGTAAAGCCGTCCGTTCTTGCTTCTAACGTATGTCTTGCCTCCCTCCGTCACGACATCGGTGTCGCTGTCCGGGCCGATGATCGTGACTTCCCATTCGGTCCCGCGCTTTTCATCGTCTTCGTCTTCGGTTTCATGCAGCTTGAGCAAGATAGATTCGCTGATCGGGATATAGCGCTGCTCAACTTTGGTCCACTGGCTGCGGTCCACCTCGAAGATAAACTCGCCCTCTTTCTCACTGAAACCGATGGCATACGTATCGCCATCTATGTCCGCCACCACATGCCCCGGCCATATATCCCGCGCATAGATGTCGTAATCGTTATCGTCCTTGCGGAACTGCTCGCGGAATGCCTGACGCACGCGGCTGCTGAACTGGTCCAGCGATTCGTCCCCGTCCACGTTCTTCACGCGGGCTTCAGCGACATCACGGAGACCACCCTCGGCTTTGCGTTTATTCACCACCTTGCCTCCCTTGAACATCTTCCCCTTGTTGGCACGCGCAATCCGCCGGCCCAAGATCCCCCACTCAGCTGTGGAGTAACCTCCGGCTGCTCGATTGGCTGGATTGTTGAATCGGGTGATGGCATTTACTGCCCGTAAGGCGGGCGAGAGTGGGTATCGGAAGTTGACCGGATCAGCGAATTGATCAGTGGGAACGCTGGCGTACTTGGATGGCTTGGTGACATTGCCACCCTTTTTTATAGCGATGTCGTAGCGGCTGGCTCGAGCTTGCT